TTATTTCTTAAATTGTTTTCCACAATTCATACACACGAAATCAGTTTGTTTTGTTTTCTTGCCAATGAACCCTGCTAACGCACCAACTCCGCCTGTCAGAACAGTACCACCTACGGCTTTGCCAACTGAAAAAACCTTTCTGTGCTGTCCTAATGGCTGGAGATTTGTACTACCGCAATAAGGGCAAGATAACTTAGGCTTTGATTCAACAGTTGCTGATTGAACTTGCTTTTCGGCTTTAACAACAGTTGAATTATCCTTTACTTTGTCTGATTTTATTTCTTTCAGCGTGAAAGTAATGTCATTGTCAAGTAGTCTTTTAATTTCATCGCTAGACTTTTTCTGTATCCACATAGCCACTGATAATGGAACGCTAAGCTTATTAGCATTAGCGTCAATTATTATCTTATTTATGTCATCTGGACATATTCCCTTGAAATCGCTAGTGATACCCTTTGCAGACCAAGTTATTTTTTTACCGCAAATAAAACATTTCATGATTAACCTCCTATTAGCTTGCCAGTATTGAAGTTGAATCCACATTCAAGGTTTCTATTATGGTTGGGTTGTACTTGGCTGAACTGCTGGAGCAGGTGAAGAAGAAGACATTTGAGCTTCTTGTTCTGCACCTCTCTGCGCTTGAGCTTGCAAATAATCATAACGTTCTTGTGGAGTTGCATTTTCATAGATTGATCCAGTCCAGTTGTTGTTATTATTAACATCAGACCACAGTTCTTCATCTTTATGTGGTTTGCCACTCGTTGCTTGTTGGTTACTACGACTATTATCACGATTGTTACTAATTTCAGAAGTATTAGTAGATGAATTCTTGGTAGCACTGCTATTTTCTGTACTATTATCTTTCACTGATGAAGTTGCTTGTTTTTGGTCTAATAATTTATCAAGCTTAAATGTCTTCTTTCCTAAGAATGTGCCATCATATCCTTTAGTAGCCTTCAAGACAACTGGCTTTTTATTGCTGTCTAGCTCATAAGCCATTCGACATTGAACAGAACCACCTTTCTTGATGGATTGATCTTGTTCTTGAAGAATTTGATCGCTTGTGTCGCTAGGCATTGGAGCAACTTCAAGTTTTCCTTCCGTATTCTTGTTATCTTGATAAGCATTGAAAACAGCTTGCCAACCCGTCAAGGCGTTAACGTCTTTATCGGTCTTATTTGTAATCGTGTAATCAAAGCAAATGACATTTTTGCCATTAGTGGTTTCGTCACCTTGATAGAATTTGACACCAGTTATTTTAATTTTAACGTCTTGTAAGTTAGCGGTAGTACCATCAAAGTAATATTTTCCATGCGTTTGTTGAGTTGTACTGCTTTTAGTACTGGTACTTGATTGTTGTTTACCACATGCAGCAATTGATAGTCCCATTAATGTAATTGCTCCAATAGTTAATATTTTCTTCATAATTGAACTCCTAAATAACTTATTAATTTTATAGACCGTTTAAATTATCTTTATAATGATGATTGTTTAATTTTTTATATTCATTTTTAAAAGCTGATTTAACATCTTCTATATCTCTAGTATGAATATCGTTTGCATCCATAAATCGATAAACATTTACTTCACGGTCCGTTCCATATTCAGCAACGTAAGTTTTTACTAAATAATCAATACGAAAAACCTCAGCTTCGTGTTCAAGTTTGTCGTGCGCTGTTTTAGTTGCCTTATACAATGCCATGTAATTAAATTGTTTAGCAATGTGACCAGCCTCATGTACAAGAGCATTTTGCCGTTTTCGCTCAGTTTTATTTACTGTCGTACTAATATAGATATTATTTGTAAAAGGATGATAAAAACCTCTTTTTTCAAAATCACCGTATACCACTTGAATATCATGTTCCTCTAACATTTCAAGTATTTCTTCCATCGTGTCCATTGCGTGCTAAATCTTCCTTATTTTTATTCCTTAATCTTCCTTATTTGCTTGTAATGTCCTGTATATATCTGCTAGCAATTTTTTGTCATGCTCACTTAATGGTTTACCATCAAATGACATAACATCAAAAAAGTCTCGTGACTCTGGGTTTTTAATAGTGCTTCTTCCAACCAAATAATCAGTAGAAACATTGAAATAATCAGCCAGAGAGTTAAGAGCGCTACTCGATGGCTCAGCTTTCCCAGTTTCCCAAGCCGTTACTGTAGCTTGAGAAACATGTACTTGTTTAGCTAATTCGGTTTGCGATACTCTTTTTTCTTTTCTTAAATCATGGATTTTTGAACCAGTTGACATGATTAGTCCTCTTTCCTTAATAAAAACTATTTGTATTAATTATAAACTTTATAAAGAAATGTTGTAGTTATTAAAAAGTTTTTTAGTAAAAGTATTGCAAATTAAAAAGTTATATTGTATTATAAAGTTGTTGTTAAGGAAGGAGGAATAAAATGACAGACACACTTGAATCTTTACGTCTCAAACAAGGATTAACTCAAGGAGAGTTAGCGAAAAAAATTGGTGTAACAACTCCAACAGTATCAAGCTGGGAAACAAGTAAAAGCCGACCATATCCGAAGTATTTTCCTTTATTAGCAGAAGCTTTAAAGACTACTACGGATAATATTTTTTTACTCACTAATACCAAAAAACTTGTTAAAAAATAATTAAATAACAGAATTATGTTAAAAGGAGAATCGATGCAACTAGCGCAATGCAAAAACTGCCATCAAGACTTCGTATATGATGACATGAAGCACGCCTACACATATGGCAAAGGTAATTTAACTTTCTGCTCAATCATGTGCGTTACGGAGTTCATGGTAAAGCACAACATTCAAGGTAATTACTTTGCGAAATGAGGTGATTAGATGAGAGTAATTAATAAAGATAAGGATGGGAATATCATTCCTGATATTTCTAAGAAAGTAATTCCTAAAGATTTAAGCGATCAAATCGTTCAAATGATTTATGAAGCGAGAGCAAAAAGGAATGCTAGTTAGGAGGTAACCTATATCGGACCATTATTGATTATCGTTGCTTGTCTCACTGTTGCAGGTGTTCATGACTGGGTAAACCATGAACCGTTATTCAAACAGAAATATCGAAAGAAACATTAGGAGGACTAACCGATGATTAGTAGGACATTTACACCATTAGAAAATGAAACAGACGAAGAATTCCGTGAACGTGTACACCGTTTCGCTGATGAGGTATCTACCTTATCCGTTCAATTTATGGACGATGGTGAAAACGGTGAAGCAACTAGCGCCGAAGTTATGTATTTCGAATAAGAGGTTATTTAATGCTTAAAGTAGAACACTTCATGAATTTGTATCGACAAAATAAAATAACCACTCGCCAAGCCTACAAGCGTCTAGGTGCTCGTAGGTATCACGAGTGGTGGAACAAGGTTTATAAAGAAGTAACAAAGAAGGGGGATTAAATGAGTAAACTAACTGATTATTTACGCAAAAGGCGAAAAGAACTAGGGATGACGCAATCTCAGTTATCACAATTACTTAATCTTTCTGGTGGTGCAGTAGCCAAATACGAAACAGAAGCTCGCATACCGGGATTAGAAGTTCTATTGAAGTATTCACGTGTCTATCACGTAAGTATTTACAAACTTGTGGACTTACGAATTGAAGATATTAAAGAAGGTGAAACTAATGAATAAAATAGTCAATTCTAAACTTACAGCATTAGCGATGGGCGTATGGATAACCTATTGCCTAGCTGTTGGCTCATTAGGTGGAGCGGTCTTTCTACTGTTCTTCTACTTGTTGATGTTAAGAAGTTATCGCAATAAAAAAAGCGCCAGTGCTGGAGACACTAGCGCAACAAAGAAAATAATTCTATTTAGGAGATTATAACATGAATAAATTTGATTTTGAACTACCGCAACGACCAGTTCACTTGGTCAAGTGTGAAGAATGCGGACGTGTATTCAACGTAAACGATGGCGATTGGCACGTTTACGATGTTGACTTGGGTATTTACCTTTGCTGTAAAGAATGCGTATATGACAGCTTCTTTATGCGAAAGGGCGATGAAGTTATCAAAGATGTATTAAGCAATCCAGAATACGACTTAAAAGAATACGGAATTAAAACGGGGGTTAAGTAATTATGAAAGCTAAAAAGGCAGTAAAGAAGATTAACGAATTATTCGGCTTTGACATGGATACAGTTATTGTTCTTGGGGTGGATAAAGACAGAAAAACATTTCATCGCTTGACTTATGGGAAAGATGAGGAACTTATCAATTTAGTTCTCAACCTTTTTGATAAAGAACCAAAATTTGCTGATGTGGTACTTAAAGTATCAGCAATGAAAAAACTGAATCAGATTGTAACTGGTGAAAGCGATGAGGAGGACTAACCATGACTGAAAAAGCTATCGCAACCGCTAAAAAGAATGTTGAAGGTTCAGAACAACTAACCAATATGATTGGCCAATGGGTCAAGACTGATGATGAAAATAAGCCGTTCCAAGTTGAGAATGACGACCAATTACGCTGGGTTTTCCAAATGATGGAAGAGAAGCGTAAAGAAATCCGAGCTAAAAAAGATATGATCCAACAAGCTACCGACTACTACGAAAGCCAAATTAAGGACTTGCGTCAAGATATTGATTACTTCAAGGGATTGGCTATGCAGTATGCGGAAGAACAAGCAGACGAAGACCCTAATTGGTCATTCAAGGAATCACCTTATGGACGTATTACTCGTACAAAGGAAAGCTCAAAGCTTGCTATTACCGATAAGAAAGCACTGATTAAGCATTACAAAGGTACTTCATTCGTTGAAGAAGTTGTTCAAGACAAGCTTAAATGGGCTGACTTAAAAAAGAATTTATCTAGTCCAGATGGTCAACACGTTACTAATGAAGATGGCGAATTAATCAATGGCGTTGAGGTTGTTACTAAACCATCAGCATTAGTTATGAAGCACAAGAGTGTCAAGGGTAGCTGGGTTGAAAAGGAGGACTAACCATGACCGAAACAAAGGAATCTGTATTTGAAACGTTATCTAAGATTGATGTTTCTGATCACGTTGAACAAAAGATGGGCCTTAGTTATCTAAGCTGGGCTTGGGCTTGGCAAACTGTTAAAGACATCTATCCAGATACGCCTAATCCTACGCCAACTAAATATCAAGAAATGATAATCACAAAGGCTGGTTATAAATTAACGGAACGAAAAGTTCCATATCTCACAACGCCGACCGGAACAATTGTTGAAATGACTGTAACTATCAAAGGAGTTGATTATACTCAACAGCTCTATGTTATGGATAACAAGAATAAGTCTGTGGTCAATCCCACACAAGCACAAATCAATAAGACAACCCAACGCTGTATCGTTAAGGCTCTTGCAATGGCTGGGCTTGGGTTGAACTTATACGCTGGTGAAGATCTGCCAATGGGTGATATTTCAGAACAAGACAAGAAGAAAGCCGAACAGAAGAGAAAGCAGTCTGAACAGAAAGCTAGGTTGCAAACTGTATTAGGCGAATATCGTGAACTATTGCCAAAGGTTGCAGAAGCTTACGAAACTACTACTGGAGAAATCGAAGAGCAGGTTAAACAAACTGCTGAAAGTGAAATTAAAAACTTCGATAAAATGCCGGCAATTAGTCGAGGAGAACGGATGAATAACATCTTGAAAAATATGCTAAACCAACAAGGAGCAACCGAACAAGGTGATTTATTAGCCGAGGTGTAACCAATGGACGGCAAACTAATTAGCGTACAAGGAAATAAGCTGACAATTGCCGTAGATGACGTTTTTAATCTTGAAAAGGTAATTAGGTTAAGTGATGGTAAACAGCCGTCTGTGGGGCTGACAATCGATGACAACAGGCATATCAGTCGTGATCAGCAGAAAAAGATATTCGCTTTAATTCATGACCTTTGTATCTACACGGGTGACGAACCTAAATACTGGGAAGATGAGTTCAAATGGCGTGTTCAAGTAACCTTTGGCGTTGATGAGTTTAGCCTTTCGGATTGTTCAGTAACAATTGGTAACTACATGATACTAACTATTCTGGAGTTTCTGTTTGAGGAAAATATACCTTTTAGAACAAAACTTTGGGATAGCTTGCCGCAGGATTTCCCTAGGCAAAGGTTGTCTCTAATTAATCGGACTTGTGTGTTATGTGGTAAGCCTCACGCAGACCTAGCACATTACAAAGCTGTTGGTATGGGAAGAAACCGCCACTTGATTGATGAACGGAAAATGTTCTTCTTCACCTTGTGTCGAGAACACCACCAAGAGCAACATCGCATAGGAATTAATAACTTTATGAAGAAGTATCATATCCGCCCGATCAAATTAAGTGATGAAGATTTAATACGATTCAAGATTTTAACTAAGAAACGACTGGAGGAACTTAAAAATGCTGAATAGCTGTCAAATACAAGGACGTTTAACTGCTGAACCAGAATTGAATACTAGTGGTAGTACCCAAGTAGTTCGGTTCACATTAGCAAGTCAACGCAGTTTCAAAAACAAGAACGGTGATTATGACGCTGACTTTATCCGTTGTACCGCCTTTGGTCAACGAGCTAATTTCATAGCTCAACACTTTCACAAAGGACAAAAAATGATTGTTGAAGGTCGTTGGCAAACAGGCTCATATACCGACCAACAAGGCAACAAAGTATATACGAACGATTTAGTTGTTAGTAACACAGAATTTGATGAGACAAGAAATCAAAACAACCAACAGCAAAACAACGCACAGCCTAGTCAACCATATGGAGGCTACCAACAAGGTGGATCAATTGATATTGGCGACGATGAGTTACCGTTCTAGGAGGTAATTAAATGACACCTCAATGGCTAGATGCGAGAAGAAGATTAGTTGTTAACCAAGATGTTGCGACTGTTATAGGACTGAACGAAGCAATAGTGTTACAGCAAGTCAGATATTGGCTAACAAAATCAAAGCATATTTATGATGGTAGGAAATGGACATATCATACATTTGAAGAGTGGCATGATGAGTTCCCTTTCTGGAGTATCAGAACAATAAAGAGAATATTCCATAAGCTTGAAAAAGAAGGATTGCTTATTACAGGTAACTTCAACAAGCAAAAGTTCGATAAAACGAAATGGTATTCAATTGATATTGAACTATTGGACCATCGAATGTGCCAAGTTGGCACTAAGCAAAGTGACAAAGTTGCACCATCTGATAGTGCCAATATGGCACAACCAATACCAGAAACTACCCAAGAGACTACTTCAAAGACTACTACAAATAATCAGGCACAGCCTGACACCCTTGCTCAACAACGTAGAGAAGTTATTGAGTACCTCAACAAGAAAACAGATAGCAAGTTCAAACCTAATGCTAAAGGAAATAAGAGTGTTATCGACCCTAGATTAAAAGAAGGCTACACGGTTGATGATATGAAGATGATTATTGACGCTATGTATTCAAAGTGGCACGGAAACAAGTTCTCTAACGGTAGCATGGGCGATGATTACTTAAGACCCGAAACGTTGTTCAGAGTTTCAAAAATTGAGGGTTATTTGAATGTTGCTAGGAAGATGAAAAAACAGCAGAAACCAGATGATATGTTCGACATGGGCGGTTGGATAAGAGAGTAGGTGAAATAGTGGAAGCAACCAAATTATTAAGTTTAAGCAAAGCTAGTTTACGAAAATTAGCAGCAGAACATGGTGTAGAGCTTATTACCGATGAAGAAAAAATCAAGGAATTCAAAGAGAAACGAGAAAAAGAGTGGCACAAAAATCTTACCGACAAACTTTTTCAGAAGAAAATGCGGTTCTTTGACAGTATTAGTCTCTGGTCTGGTGATGAAAAGATAGAGTTCACCTTTAACGATTGGGACGCTACTAAACAAAAAGATGTTCAACAAGCAAAAGATATTGGCAATCAGTGCTTTTCATTAGCTAAAAAAATGCTAACTGATAACTTCAATGTCATGTTGATGGGAAAGCCCGGAACAGGGAAAACTTCATTAGCGTTAGCGATGTTAGATGCAGTTCACAAGAAAAATAAGACAACTATGTTTGTTTCCACAATGGCTTTTTCCTTGTTGCTAAAGAAAAGCTTTAACGACAAAAATGCGAAGTTTCAAGTTGAAAAAGTTTCTAGTGCCATGAAAAGGGCTGATGTCCTACTCCTTGATGATTTTGGAACAGAAGGCGGTATGAATAGTAGTCCCGTATATGACGAGCTACAAAACCGTTTGTTTGATATAGCGGACGCTAGGATTGTTAAGGACAAGGATACGGGGAAACGTCTCAAATCAACAATTCTTACCACTAACAATTCATTTGAACAGTTCAGAGGAATGTATAACGAAAAAATATTAAGCCGACTAATTCCACACAAAGCGGAACAAATAGTCGCATTCAAAAATATGGAGGACGTACGATGACTATTATTTGTCCTGCCTGTAATGGCAGTGGAATTTATCTTAATCGTAAGTGTTGTGTATGCGGTGGCTGTGGAGTTGACCGTATCAGCAACGACTTAATAAGAACAATGTATCGCAACGGAGATTTGAAACAAAAAGAAAAAGTGGAGGCTTAATGCAATGGCAGAAGTAATTTTTAACACAGTTGAATTTAAGAGTGTAATCAACCAAGCGCAAGTAAAAAAGGGCGGTGAAGTTGTTATTAAGTTAACTGCTGATATTGATGAAGTTGACATGAATAAGTTAAGTACGCTAATGGATTCAACTGGTGGTGTAACAGTTAATCTTGAAGGGAACCAAACCGAGTTAGTAAACGAGGACGAGGAAAACGATGGTCAGATTGACCTATTAGACCAAGAGGAGGGCGAAGATGAAGATTAGTGACATTTTAACAACTGATGATTTTATCGACACTATTAATGACTTTCCAGAAGTAGCAGCGAAAAAAAGTCAAACTTATGGGATTATCATTTATCGCACTAAAGAAGATATGAAGCGTGACTTGAAGAATGGTAAAGAGTTGCTGTGGATTGCTTCAATTGACCCAAAGGTCAAGACAGATGATATGTACAGTAATGAAGCGCTCAACGTTGAAGAGGAAGAAGCGTACCTTGATATTCCGTTTATTACTCGTAAACGAATTGATGATTTGCTATTGCGATATATCAATACGCCTTTGCCAGCACGTGATGAATGGCCGGGTGAAGAACGGAAAGAGAGTCTACGACACTTACTTGAGTTTGAACGTAAAAATACCGCTAAAAAGTCGCCAGCATACATGAGAGGAATGTTTGACGGGTTAAAGGCAGTATTTAACATCATGGATTTAAGAAGCGACTACGAGGCTACTGTGAAGCCAGAGCGGGGTGTAGAAATTGTCTTTCCTAATTAAGTTGTTATTGTTGCTTGGCGTTTTCGCCTGTGGCTATGCGATGGGGGCACATAACCGATGAACCATTTTGGCAAAAAAGTCACTTATAAAGAATGGACCTTTGACAGCATCAAAGAGCGTGATTTTTTTATCCGTTTCATTGAGAACAGTGGGAAACGATTTGCGGTTCACAAAAGTTTTGAACTGCTTTCCAAGTTTCCGGTAGGCGGATATAACATGCGAGGGCTTACCTATGCGCCAGACTTTGTTGTATATGGCTCTGACGGGCGCATAGAGCACGTTTACGACGTGAAGAGTGGAATTAATCAACGTGCAGTTGATACGGCCGCTAAGATACGTTTTAAGCTGTTCTCGCTAAAGACAGGCTTGCCAGTTGAAGTAGTGGTTCCTCGCAAACACGATTTCAAGATGAAATTATACGGCTTCACTACTAATCGTATTCAAGACCCACACGGTCGCTATGACCGACACGGCAACATGAAGCGAAAGAAGAACGGTGAGCCAATGTATGACTACTACGACGTTCATAAGTCGGTGAATTACGACATAAGAGACACGATAGGGAGTTAGTTTATGAAGCAAACGTTATTAGATCGGTTATTTTACAACCAAGATAAATGGCAGGAATGCGAAAAGAGGATAGCGAAGTACAATGCCGTTGGCAATATATTGTGGGTATGTAATCTGGTTATTATGCTTAATTCTTCTTTCGTATCACCCAAGCATGTATTGGTTAACGTCATTACCATTTGTTACTTCGTACTAACGCTTATATTCACGATATATATCGTAATTAAGCGCAATAAGCTGTATAAGGAACGGCAACGGTACGGTTCAAAATATTATGACTGTATGGACGAGTTAGTTAAGTCAAAAATTGTGGAGGTACACGATGAAAAGGTTTGAAGTTGGATTAAGTAACGGCAGTGTATTAACTCTTGAACGTACAGACGGCAAGCAGGCGACCTTAGATGGCTTTATGAATGCGATTTGTGATGCCATCAACAATGATTTTATTTATCTAAATTATGGTGATGAAGCACTGATTAAAGTAGCAGACATCACTTATGTACTTGAATTACCAAATGAAGAGGAGGTACACGATGAACTCAAACATTAATGAAACAGCTTACTAAGCTACAAGAATTATTTCCGAAAGACCCGATTAATTTAAGGTATTTTGACGATGATTTAACAATTGAAGTTGGAACATCGGGAATGATGAACACACATAAACTTTCATTTTCAACAAAAACAAATCAATTGAAAATAAGGGAATTTTCTTCTTTGGCTAAAATTCAAAAAATTATTGAAATTTTAGCGGAGGTGAATGCAGATGTTTAGTTTTGAACAACGTAAATTAGTCGCTCAATTAGGGCGAGATATGAAGAAATTAGGGCTAAAAGCTGATTATAGTGATTTAACAAAAAAGCAACGCATTCGTTTTGAAATTGATGAAATGAACTCAATAACTATCTGGGTTTGCTATGATTGCTTTCTTGATTTGTCACTTAGCAATGATATGGGCTTTGCAAGAGTTGCTGTAAATGCGCTTGATGTGGCCAATAAGTTTATGGAGAACTACCGCAAGATTGATATGGAGGTAACAGCATGAAGATTAAAGAAGCAATCAAAATTATTAACAGCACAAAGACGGTAAGAGCTAGCTTAGAAAAAGAGGAAATGTATTTTCATGCAGAAGGAGTGGATAGGTTCGATTATTTTTTTGTGATGCCACAAAAGGCTAATAACTGGGATAATGTCGAGGAAGATTTTGAGGCTTTATACTCAACCACCCCTAAAGACCTAGCTCGTGTCATGGACGTTATCCAGCGACTGCTTGATACACCTGTTAAAGAACGCTTTCCAGAGAAAAAGTATTGCTTGCGGTGGATTGATGACGATGCCGGCAAATCATTTCTAGGATTATACAGAAAGACAACAGGCCATTCTGATCCTTTCTGGTTTATATTTGGTGAACCTAAGCTTGATGCTATCTTTACTGAATCTGAACTAAATCAGCTCAAGAAAGACAATCCACGTCTGGCACCTGCAATTGATTCAATGAAGGAAGAAGTCAAAGACGATGAAGATTGAAGCAATTATGATAATGACACCTAAACTACGTAAAGATCTCCATGCAGCTTTCCTTGGGTGCAAGAGAATTAAATCGATCAAGCGTACTCGTAAGAGACAGATCGCTAAGGCTAAGCATATGATGGCTTGGCACGATCACACAAGCTATGAGTGGTCACAATGGTGGCACAGCAAAGCTAGAAAGCCTAAGAGGTGGAAGAAATGAAAGAGAGAGTTTTTGAAGATGAACATGGATAAAAGAGAATTAGTAATTTGGTCTCTTTTTGATAGTGGTACGGGAAGTTATCGTCAAGCAATTAATGAATACTTTCCCAATATCAGAAACTATTCAATTGGTATTGATAAGCTCCATAAAAATAATGATTTTATCAATCTTGATTTAGCAGATTTTCATAAATTGTTTGGAGATAATAGTTTATTTAATACTTTAGATAAACTCCCGAAACCAAATATAATCCTTGCTTCTCCTCCATGCGAATCGTGGAGCGTTGCTTCTGCAATGAGGGGGGGTAATAAATGCTGGGTCTGGGAGTCAGGCGAGTTAATACCTAGGAAAGATACGAGCATTCTTTCTAAAAATAATACACCGTTTAAATCTTATCCAGATAAAGCTCTATATACACGAATTAATGGTGAGTTATGTGCATTTAATACAACTCAAATAATTAATAGATACAGCCCTAGCTATTGGGTAATTGAAAATCCGTTGAGTTCTAAGATTTGGTATTACTTAGATCGTTGGCATGGCTTTTCTGGAATCTACAATGTAGCTCATTATGCGGCTTATAATAAGAACTTTTCTAAAAAGCCAACCTGCTTTATGAGTAATCAGATTCTTAATCTGAAAACTTTGCCAAAAGGAGTCAAACCAGCAGTAACTATTGGATCACATGGCATTGGTAAAAACAGTAATCGTAAACAAATTCATGATTATAACGAAAGATCGGCTATTCCTGGCCTATTAGTAAAAGATATACTAACTCAGTTGTTAGAGAGGGAGTTGTAAATGAAAATTAGAGTTTGGATTCAGTCACCCGATATTAGGCGATATGAAGAGCAAGACGAAATGGAGTGTGTTTATAAAAAATGAGTGAAATTAAAACGTACAGCCAAGAAGAGTCCCATGAAATGCTTGAGAACAATGTTAATGATTTTAAGCTCGTTTACGGTTTCGAAATTGAAAAGGATAAGATTGTTCCTCCATTGATTGAGTTTGATAAATGCGTCTACGAACGATTAGAAGCATTTAATTCAGAAGAAGCTGCTGATTTAGGTTGGACTATGTATGGTGTATTTCAACTAATCATGGGTGAATGTGATAAAGGAGACTATGACGCTAACCCAATTGGTAAGAAAGAAATGTTTGAACCGTCAAAGGAGTTTAAGCATTGGTTAGATATGCATTATATGTGGGGACCACTAATGATTATGCAGGCAGTTTTATACGGTAACTATAAATTGAAGGAGGATAAAGCTAATGAAACTAACTGAAAAGCAAAAGAATTGCCCGTACTGTCAAAATGAAGATCCCGACGGCAATCTCGCAATCTGTGGAGAATCTGGCGATGGGCGGGTAGCTATTGGATCAACGGGAGATTTAGAAGTGGACGAGGGCTCATGGATTATGGAAGAAAACTTTTATGAGTATCAAGATAATTTATTGAAATATTGTCCAATGTGCGGTCGGCCACTGAACGAGGAGGAAGAATGATGACGCTTGAAGAATATAAGAAAAAGCTTGCTGAATTACGCAAGAAGCAAGCTGAACTAGACGAAGTTTATTATGACGAATCAGATCCAGAGGCGTTTGATGGTGGGTGCATCATGGAGCTTCACCAATTAGCTGATGAGGCTTTAGCACTGGCTTCTGGGCAAATTCTTAATGAGGGTGATATTTAATGCTACACAAATACAGAAAGACAGCCTTAATCGAAGCTGAACAGTTCGATGGGTCAGATGAAATGATTAGTCGCTACGGGATTGTTGATTTAGCCAAAGCAATTGAAAGTAAAGAAGAAACTACCTACGTAATTCCAACAAAAGAAGGTTCAATGGAGTTAAAGAAAGGTGATTATATTTCAACTGGTATTGATGGCGAACATTGGCCGGTTAAGAAGAGTATCTTTGAGCGGACTTATGAGAGGTGCGACTAGATGAAACATGAAGTAGAACAAGAATTACTTAAAACACTTAATGGACAATTGAGCGAGTTGCCAGCTGTTGCTAAGACAATGGTTCAACAATATCAAACGTCAGCAATCGTTCTATCTATTTTATGCGGTGTGATTTTAATTGCGGTACTAATCGGTACTATATGGCTATCGGTTTTCTTTTATAAGAAACATAGTAGTTATGATGATGATTATGACCTTGCTTCTTGGTTAACGGCCTTAGTTGGCGGATTATCAAGTGTAATTGTATTGATGTGTTTAACCGTTAATATTATTCACGCTTGTGCGCCAATCACTTCGATTATTCAAGATTTATTTAACTAGGGAGGTAATTACTTATGGCAAAAGTAAAAACCGTCGGCGCAAGAAACGTCAACGGCGAGAAGAAAATAAATTAAAGCGGGAGAGTAAGAATGACAAGCAAAGTTAAAACTGCATGGGGTGCCTTAGTTGCTGTTATTGTGCTGATGTTCTGTGCCTGTATTTGTGGGCTAGTACTTGGTGGATTAATTTCAGCAAATATCTTGCTATGGCACTGGATTATTAGCATGTTATAGGTGGCAATCAATGAAACAAATGAATGAAAAGATTATTGCCTTGTACAAGGGTGAGGAATTCATTGATGTCGGTACTTATAAAGAAGTTTCCGCCAATCAGCATATGAGCGTACGGTATTTACGTTCAATCAAGTCTAAGACGCCAAAACGATTGGCACATTATGAAAACGAGCATTATAGAAACGGTATGTTGATAATAAGTTTGTAAAAAGCGTTAAATTTGGAGGTATTAGAGTGGATTCTGCGAAGCGTATTTCAGTAATAACAGTTTTGATTGTAATAATTGTACTTTTATGTGGTGGCTGTTCTCATTGGTATTTTAATAGTACAGCAAGTGGTGGAAGAGTCAGAAAAGACTTTAAGTCAGAGTTTAATAATGGTATTCCACGAGATATTAAAGTTTATAACGCTGATGGCAAAGTCATTATGGAAGAAAAAGGCAAGTTTGATATAAAGCATTCAAGCCGTTCATTGCAGTATGTTGATCAAAACAACCGCAAGCACAATATTTATTTTGGTGATAATTCAACAGTTACAGTTGATGAATTGAAATAAACAAAAAAAGACGCCCGCTAAACGGACGCCTCTCTCGAAGATTAAGAAAAATACCAAAATTCATTATATCACAAGGGAGAGGTAAAACGATGGCTTTATTTGAAACTTTGGACGTGAACGGCACATATCACGCAGTACAGAATTTCTTCTATGACCGATATCCAGTAATTAAACGGCGGTCTGGAGCGTGGGGTGATTATAGCTCACCATCGTTTGACGGAATGCCAAAAGCACCAACAAAAGGAAATGGTACAGAAAACGCAATGATTGAACATAGTATCTACGCTAGTGCGTTGTATGCAGTTCATTACGCTATTCAAGGATGCAGTAAGGAAAGCCAAGCAATTATTGTTGGCAAGTACATTAAGGAACTACCAGACGATACCATTAGATGCCGATTAGCTGTTAGTGGCAATGGAGCATTCCGCAGAAGATTAAAGAAAGCGTGTTGCGAATTTGCTGATTGTATTGATCCAGCGTGTGAAAGATTCAAGGTAAAACGGGGGGAAGAAGGACTAATTCCCGAACTTAGACGCTACGAAAGCGAGAAAGTTTGCTAAAAACGGACTTTTTTGGGTACATTCTGGGTCAATTATTGGTCAATCTTAGGTTGAAAATTGGTCAAAAGTTGGTTGATCAGTGGTCAACTTTCTATTAGATAATGCTATTGTCGAAAGAATTCGATAAAGCCATCGAAAGAGTTGTGGAAAAAGGGTTATATAAGCCCTCAAGTGGTGGCAGAGACCATAATTCCACATAGGGAAGCTGCTCATGGAAACGGCAGGTTTCCCAGTAAATCATGATTTATGTTTAAGACTGACACACACGACCCATAGCGGATTACAGCAGTTGATGAAATAGTGTACTTATGAGTTCTAATATGAAACTTCTTCTTAATAAATAATTAGTAATATATTGTGTCAGTCTTTTATGTGAGTATTTGGAACAGGTGAGAGGGTCGTAAGTGCGAATAAATCCTGTTCGCTACCTGCTAAGTTCGATTCTTGGTACTCACTTTCATATCGCATTGCTAAGGTGAAATATATCAGTAGTCACACATTTTCTTCATCCGTACATTTGGCAATGTGGTATGGAACTAGACGCAACTTTACAAAAAAGAAAGGAGTTGAAATACGCTCCTTAGGTCACGTACATCTTGTAATTTTGTGTCATATACACACGACAAAAAATCTAAGTTAAGGAAGTGAAATTCCCCCTCTTTAATTTATTAAGTAACAGTCGTGTGTTTATGCTGATGGTGTCTAAGAAACTGATGATTTACTTGGGTGACAACCAAGAAATCACGGGCACGGGAGATTCACAGGTCGTTTCTGTTTGTCGGCGGTTCGATTCCGTCCATCAGCATTCAAGGCAAACCTACTTTTGAATTTATATGAAAGGAGAAAGCACCTACTTACTCGTGTTTCTTCTAACAGCCTTGATACAAGCACTCAGAAATGGGTGCTTTTTTGTTTGGATAGATTGATAGGGGGAGTTTGAAGTGACAGAGGTAACTAGGTTAAATTGCAAGCGCTGGGAAGATGTTCCGGAAGAATATAATCTCTGGGGTGGTGGAGAACCCACTGAACTGAATGCTGGCGATTTAAAACATATGATGACTGGCAAACTCGTTACGTTTTCAGATGATGGTGAATACGGTCATCATCTAAAACTATCCCAAGACGCTATTGAATGGTTAAAGGAATTAACATATGAGAACAACTAAAAGATGGGGCTTCGTTAATAGCGCGGCACAAGAATATATGCTCAACAAGGCTGAACGAACGAGAAAGAAAATAGAAAGGAAGCGTAAACGTGGAAGTCAAAAACGTAAGCATAAGCAAGATTAAGCCTTATGAGAACAACCCACGTGATAATGAAGCTGGGGTAGATGCGGTAGCTAATTCAATTAAAGAGTTTGGCTGGCAACAACCCATTGTAGTTGATAAGGATAATGTTATTATTGTGGGTCATACACGTTACCTAGCAACTAAAAAGTTAGGCTTGAAAGAGGTACCGGTTAAGGTTGCAACTGGGCTAACACCAGAACAAGTTAAGGCATACCGCTTAGCTGATAACAAGACGGGTGAACTTACCGACTGGGATATGGGGCTACTTGATGATGAGTTAGCTGATATCGCTGATATTGATATGAGTGACTTTGGCTTTGATTTAGATTTAGGTGATGATGAAGCCGAGGTACAAGAGGATGATTTTGATGAAGAAGTACCTGAAGAACCCCAGTCGAAATTAGGCCAGATTTATCAGTTAGGTAGACATCGTTTGATGTGTGGAGACAGCACCAATCCCGAGGACGTCAAAAAATTAGTAGGGGGGGTGAAATGTGACCTGCTATTGACAGACCCACCATATGGAATTGATTATCAAGGACGAACTGAATCAAAAATAAAAAATGATTCATTAGATGATGACAGTTTTATTGCCTTTTTAACGAATATGCTTGAAGCTGCTAAGCAAGTGCTTAAACAAGGAGCTTCAATTTATATGTGGTACTCACAAGTACGGAGCTTGGCGTTTTATGCTGCGTTAAAGAAAGCAGGTATTTCTCCAAAACAACAATTAGTTTGGGTGAAAAGTAATATAACAATGGGTAAACCGTATCGCAATAAATATGAGCCTTGCGTGTTTGCAACTTTATCAAAGGATTATTGCTGGTATTCAGATAACAGCCAATCAACGGTTATGAATTTTGATAATCCTAAGAAAAACAAGTTGCATCCTACTATGAAGCCTGTTGCCTTGTTTGATTATCAAATTAAAAACAGTACCAAGTCAGGAGACACAGTATTGGACTTGTTTGGTGGCAGCGGTACAACTATCATGGCCTGTGAGCAAGACAGACGTAATGCCTGTGTGATGGAATATGATCCAAAGTATGTCGATGTCATTATCAAACGTTGGGAAGACTTTACTGGAGAAAAAGCTGAATTAATCGAGGGCTAGTTAACAGCTAGTCTTTTTATTTATCTTGCATGAAAGGTGGTGGGATTACTTTCGATGGCTAAAGGGCAATACAAAAAGTGGCTAGAACCAGAAAACTTAGTTTTGCTTGAAGGGTGGAAGCGTAATGGCTTAACCGACCAGCAAATAGCCGATAACATCGGAATAAACCGACGCACACTTGATAAGTGGAAAAGTAAATATGGGCACATAGGGCGCGCTTTAAAAGTAGGTCATGAGCAAGCCAACTATGCGGTTGAGAGTAAGCTTCTTAAAAAAGCCCTGTCAGGTAATACCACCGCCATGATCTTTTGGTTGAAGAATAACTGGCGTGATAAATATAACGACAGCGAGCTTTCACCAGAGGAACGTAAGCTTGCTGTTGCCCGTATGAAGAAGCTAGAAGCTGAAACTAAGAACGTTCAATTGCGTAACAAGAGCCTTGAAGAAAACGGTGCTGACGTTGAAGAAGCTCTTGATAGATTGCTTACTAGATTAGATAAGGAGGAAAGCAAAGATGAGCATGAACGATCTGCTGACAGCTAAGCAACAAGAAGTGTTGCATGCTTATTTTCATGAGGACTTTATGACGATGATACTTACTGGCGCTGTTCGTTCTGGTAAGACGTTCATTGATAACTTATTGTTTTTGTATGAATTAAAGCGAGTTAAACGTCAAGCAGACCTAGAAGGTGAAAAGCACCCTCAATATATTCTCGCCGGTGCTTCTTCTGGTTCTATCTATAACAACATCATAGCTTCAATTAGTAACGACTTTGGAATTGAACTCAATCCAGATAAACACAATCACTATCATTTGTTTGGGGTAGACATTACACCTGTTTATACCAAGTCAATCAGTGGCTTAGCTGGTGCTCGTGGGTTTACCGCATATGGTGCCTATGTTAACGAAGCTTCATTAGCTAACGAACGGGTATTTTCAGAAATACTTTCTCGTTGTTCTAAAGCTGGTTCACACGTTATTGCAGATACGAACCCAGACGCACCTACACACTGGTTGAAGACTGATTACATTGATAATAAGGACCCAGAGAATAAAACGTTAGTCTTTACGTTTACAATGGACGAGAATACTTTCCTTGACCCAAATTATATTAAGCAAAAGAAAGCACAAACGCCCACTGGAATGTTCTATGATCGTGAAATACTTGGTCTGTGGGTATCGGGTGATGGTCTTGTTTACCGTGACTTTGATAAGCAACGAATGGTTATTCCAAAAGCTAAACTACCGCATATTGTCAAATACTACTGTGGTGTCGATTGGGGGTTTGATCATAAAGGCGTTATCACTGTTTGGGGTGATGATGCAAAGGGCAACGTCTACATGATTGAGGAGCATACAAGCCAATTCAAATACATTTCTTACTGGGTTAATGTTGCTAAGAAGATACAAGAAAAGTACGGGAAAGGAATTACCTTTTGGGTAGATAGCGCTCGTCCAGATAACTACTCTGAATTTTTACGTGCTGGTATTAATGCTCGTAATGCTGACAAGGCTCGTATGGCTGGAGTTGAGCGAGTAGCTGAATATATGAAGCAAGGCAAGTTCTTTGCTGTTAAAGAAGGCATGGACCAGTTCCTTAATGAGGTTTACCAATATGTGTGGGATGAGAACACAGGCGAACCAAAGAAAGAACATGACGATGTGATGGATAGCATGAGGTATGCAGTCTTTAACGAACACAAGGATAATCAAACTAAATTTATTAACAATAAATATTTCTAGGAGGTGATACATTGGCAGAAAGTAGAATGATAGCAGGTGACGCATACGTTACAAAGAACGGCACATATATTTGTCCTAATAAAGAGGTCGACATTGATAGTCTGACCTCTTTTATTTTGGATAATGAATATCGTTCGACTGGTTACCGCAAGAACTATGATATGTATACAGGGCAGCATGACATCTTACGTAAACCATACGATAGAGAGTCAGCTCGTCCCGATAACAGATTGATTAGTAACTGGGCTAATTACGTGGTCGATACGTACGTGGGTTACTTCATGGGAAAGCCACCAAAGATCAGCTTAGAAGACGACACTAACAACGATAAGCTACAAGACTGGTTGAACAATAATAGCTTCCAAGATAAGCTCACAGAGGTTGCCAAGCAGGTTGCAGTATATGGTCGTTCATACATGCTAACGTACCAGACCGAAAATGCTGATACAGAGGTAGCAGTTATTGACCCATCATCGGGTTTTATGATCTATGACACGTCAATCAATCAGAAGCCGATTGCATTTGTCCGCTACGGTTACTTTAACAACGTATTAAGCGGAGAAATGTATACAGCTAACAAGATACAGTCATTTACTGAAAAACAATTCACGGATGAGAAAGCGAGCCTATTCGGTGAAGTTCCTGCTGTGGAGTTTGACAGCAACAGTGAACGGTTGAGTATTGTCGGTAAGATTAGAACACTGGTTGATGAGTACGACAAAGCATTCAGTCAAAAGGCTAATCAAGTTGCCTATTTTGACGAAGCCTACCTAAAGATCATTGGTGTTCCGTTGCCTACAGATGAAAACAATAATCCTATCTTTAATCTAAACGAGGATAGAATTCTTTATTCAGCAGACCCGATGGCTGCTAACGGTGACGTTGACTTTATCAGCAAGCCAGATGGCGATACCATGCAAGAGAACATGTTGAACCGACTGAAAGACGACATCTTCCAAACAGCTATGGTTACTAACTTAAATGATGAAGCATTCAGTGGTAACGCTTCGGGTGTTGCTATTAAGTACAAGTTGTTATCAATGCAGAACCAAGCAGCAGTTGAAGAACGTAAGTTTCGTATCTCATTGCGTAATCTTCTAGGAACTGTCATCGGAATGGGTAAGGTTATCGGTACGATTGATAAGGACCAAGTACGCAAAGACTTGCGATTTAAGTTTAACCGCAATATTCCTATTGACCTTGCTAACCAAGCTCAAACAGCTGGAGAACTGAAAGGTATTGTATCCGATCAAACAATGCTTAGCACGCTTGATATTGTTGATGATCCAAAGAAGGAAATGGATCGTATTGCTGATGAACAGGAAGAGCAAGTTAAACGTGCTGTTAAGAATCAAGCAAGTGCAACTGATATTCTAAAGGGTGGTAACAATGACGAGGATACCCAACAATCGCAAGAACGAGGATTACTGGAAGAATCGGGAACAAGCGGAACAGGCGTGGATAAGTCAAAACTTAGCCAATGATGAGCAGTTTAATCGACAGCTTAATCAATACTACCGTCAAGCAGAATACAATATCGAAAAGATGATTGACCAAGAGGTGATTAATCTCGAAAAGCACGATATTAGTCGTCAAACAGTCAGTAACGTTGATGTGAAAGCATATCAACGTGAAGCTAAGAAAGTTGTGGAAGAAGCTAAACAAATACGTAAGGCTGGTAAACATGTCTCGTATGCTGATTTCAGTAAAGAAGTCAATGATCGAATGCGAATATACAACGCAACAATGAGGATTAATCGCCTTGAATATATCAAGTCACAGATTGGCTTAGAACTTGTCGAATGCGGTATGTATGTTGATGATGATATGCGCAACAAATTATCAGATGACTATATTGCCGAAGTAACCCGTCAAGCTGGCATTTTAGGGGTAACCGTTACTTCTACTAGTTTGTGGTACGGAAAGAAAGTTGCTAAGGCTGTTATGGCACAGACTAATAGTGCAACGTTTAGCCAACGAATATGGGCTAATCAAGATGTATTAAAGGCTAGACTTGATGAGGTTATGTCTACTGGAGTTATCAATGGGGATAATCCGCGTGAAATGGCAAGACGATTAAAAGATCAAGTACGCAAAACGGTAGATAATCAACGATACGTTACTGAACGAATTGCTAGAACGGAATCCGCAAGGGTACAGTACACTGCTCAAAAGGACGCCATCAAAGAAGGAGATTATCGTTTCTGTAAATGGCACGCTGAACCCGGTCATTGTAAAGTATGCGGTGAAATCGTCAGTAATGATCCTGACGGTAACGGTCGTGGAGTATATGAACTTGACGATGTGCCAATTATCCCCGTTCATCCTAATTGTCGGTGTTCTATTAGTGCTTGCTGGGTAGATGGTAAGAATAATTCCTACAAAGCCACAGCAGGTGCTTCTAGTAACTCTAAAGATAAAAATGAATAATTATATGCATTTAAGCTAAAAGCTCTTAGAAACGTTCTGAGGGCTTTTTTGTTAATTAAATTATTGTCCTTTTTAGCTTGCGGACGTTAAAGAACAACGCTAAGTCCACAGAAAAGAGGTTAAAACATGGAAGATAAATTACCTATGAATTTACAGTTCTTTGCAGAAGGTGGAGAACCTGCTACTGGTTCTGAAAGTGGACCAACTGATACAGAAGCAGGCAGTGACCCAAAGCCAGAAGAGGGAGCTGAAAAGACATTCACGCAAGCCGAAGTTGACGAAATGCTTCAAAAAGCTGCGGCTGATAAGGATAAAGAAATCACTGACGCAAAAAAAGAAGCAGCAAAGTACGCCAAGCTCAACAAGGAACAGCAAAAGGAATATGACCTTGACAAGGCTAAGCAACGTGCCACAGAAGCAGAAGCCAAGCTTGCTCGCTATGAAATGCGAGATACCGCTCGCCAACAATTGATTGATGGCGGTTATAAAAATCCAACTGATGAAGACATCGACCTTATTGTTACCGAGGAAGCAGAAACCACTAAAGCAAATGGTGAAACTTTCTTAAAGGTAGTTGAACGTATTCGCCAAAGCGTACGTGATGAGTTGCTCAAGGGCGATACACCACAAATTAATGGAACTAAGATTAAAGTTCCTACGCTTGATGAGTTTAAGAAGATGTCGTATGCAGAACGAGTAGATTTGAAGACTAAGAATCCACAGGTATACGACAAATTAGTACAAGAATCATATTAGGAGGTAATCAAATATGGCAAACGAAGTAACATACAGTGAAGATGTATTAGACCCCGAAGTTCTTGCTCCTATGGTGTCAGCACAGTTAACAGCTGCGCAAAAATTTACACCATTAGCACAAGTTGATAACACATTACAAGGCGTACCAGGGTCAACTATTCAATTCCCAGCATGGAATTACATTGGTGACGCAGAAGATATCAAGGAAGGCGAAGCTATTGAAACTTCAAAGCTCACCTATGGACAACGTGCAGCAACCATCAAGGAAGTTGGTAAGGGTGGTTCTATTACTGACCAAGCCAAAGCTATTGGTTACGGCGACCCCGAAGGTGAATTATCTAAGCAATTAGGTACTGCAATGGGTAACAAGCAAGATAACGATGTCCTTGAATGCTTAAAGGGTGCTACTCAATCAGTGAGTGTCGAACCAACTGTTGACGGCTTACAAACAGCACTTGACACATTTAACTTTGAAGATGATAGTGCAACGATTGTATTAATCTGTTCACCAAAGGCAGCAGGACAATTGCGAATTAGTGCTGCTAAAGAATTTACTGGAGCTACCATGCTTCAAAATCCTATTTCATCTGGTGTTTACGGTGAAATTCTAGGTGTTCAAATTATGCGTTCACGTAAGCTTGACGCTAACGAAGCATATCTCGTTGTAACTAATGCTTCTGATGGTCGCCCAGCTATTAAGCTACTTACTAAGCGTGGCGTTAATATCGAACCAGAACGTAAGCCTAGTGAACGACTTACCAATTACTATGCTACTGCTATGTATGCAACTTACCTTTATGATCCAACTAAGGTTGTTAAGGTTACATTCACTGGAGTAACTGGTCCAAACGGCACTACTGGAGCGCCAGCTAATGTTGCCGATAAGGTAGCGGATGGCACAGATCCAAGCAATGTACCAGAAGATAAGCGTGTAGGGCGTCAAAAGGAGCCAAAGAAGGCTTCTTCATCTAGCGCTGCGCCACAAGCGTCACCTGCTTCATCTGCTGGTAAGTAGGCGATTAAATGGCTGACGAAGAAGAAAAGAAAACGCCAGCCCTTGAAGACTTAAAAACGATGATTGGATTGTTGCCAAGTAATACCAGCTTTGACGAAACGTTAGGGCTGATTATTAGCAACACCAATCTTCAACTCAAATTCAAACTCGGTTTAAAGCCCACAGAGATGGTGCCAACCGAGTTAGCGTATATTCCTATGGAAGTATGCATTAAGAGGTTTAACCGCCTAAAAAACGAAGGTATGACCTCATACAGTCAAGAGGGCGAAACGATTTCGTTTAATTCTAACGACTTTGACGACTTCTTAGACGATATTGCCGAGTGGAAGAAGAACAACGGGACAGGGTTATTAACCACTGTTGACCCGTTTCGGAGGCGTAACAATGATATTCGATAGACAAGTTACGTTTTATGACACTGGGAAAGAGCATTACGACCCTAAACAGCACAAATATGTTGGCGGTGACGAGAAACTTGTCACCTTGCCTGCTAATGTTACTGATGTTGGGGTGGAGAAAAGCGCTCAAATTTTCGGTGATTATAAGCATAGGGCGTTGGCTATTCGTACAGTTTACGAACCACCGAAACAATGGGGATATTTGAAACTAGATGGCGATAGTCGCAAGTATGTATTAAAGACGTACAGAGAGCCGTTAAAGTATTTCACATTGATCGTAGGTGAAACTAAATGAGTAGAGAATTCGTTAAACTAGAGGGCATTTCAGAGCTTTCTATGGGGTTAAAAGATCGTGCCCATATGAATGACGTGAAGGCTATCGTCAAACAGAACGGAGCTGAATTGCAGTCTAAGACACAAGATAACATGGACCAAGCTTATACAAAGGGCTATTCAACAGGTGCTACCAAGCGAAGTACAAGCGTACGGATTGCTGATAGAGGTTTAACCGTAATTGTTGGTCCACATACGAAATACTTTAGTTATCTGGAGTACGGTACTCGTTTTATGGACGCTAAGCCGACACTTGGTCCAGCGTTAACCTATCAAGCTCTTAGATTTGTTGACCAACTCAACGTTCTATTCATGTGAGGTGCTGTGATGCTCCCAATACCAACACAAGAACTTTACGACAAGATTTTCGAGGTTAGTCAGAGCCTTGAATTTGATACCTATGATTACTTGCCAGCTAAAGAAGTTGATTATCCATTCGTACAACTTGCTAATACACAACAAACCACCCTTAATCTGAAAACAGCTAAGGGTGGTTTAATTTCGCAAACAATTCACGTTTGGGGAACGTTGAAAATGCGTTATCAAGTAACACAAATGATGGAGCAACTTAATCAATTAGCAGACGGAACATTGATTACTGATAATTTCCGTTTCGTTGGCAGAAATAATCAATCTGACTTTCAAATAATGAATGATACGAGCGTACCAGATACTGTGCTAGTTCACGGTGTGTTGACGCTCTTTTTTAATCTTGGATAGGAGGAATATTAATGGCAGTAAACACGACTAAGTACCCTGCAATTCAGGGTAAAAATTTAGTTCTCTTTGCTCGTAAGCTAGCGGAAGCAAAAGATAAGCGAGGAATGCCAGTACCATATCAAACCTCGCTTGATTTTGAACCGCAACGAGACTCTAAGACAGACGCAACTAAGGACGGTTATGTAAGCAAACAATCACCACTTCAAACGGACTTGAAGTTTGAATTCGTTAATAACTGGTCTGAAATTGCTGATAAGTTGCAAATGTCATTATTCAACGGTGACAAGATGGAGTTTTGGATTGTTAACTATCAACGGCGTAACGATAAGGGGCAATGCTTTGCTTTCTATATGCGAGGAACAGTTACGGAAGATGACGTTGATGGTGACCCAGACGATGTTTCAAACCGTAAGACAACTATTTCTGTTGACGGTACACCAGTAATGGGCTGGACATCTTTAACAGACGAAGAAGAAGAAATGCTTGCTTATGTCTTTCGTGGCGTTGGTGCTATTGGCGATACTCCTAAAGAGGATGGAACTGATGGCAACGGTACTCCTTGGAAAGACGCAGACGCTGGTGCTGGTGTAGCTAACGACACAAGTAAGACAACTACTCCAACAGGATCAGCAGATAGCACAGGTCAACAATAATAGTAAATACTAAGTCGCCAATGAAATAAACAATACGCAAGGGCGGCTGATTATAGGAGGAATTAAATTATGAAGTTAAAAGTCGGAAGCAAGAACTATGATTTGAATTTTGGCATTGGTTTCGTTCGTAACTTAGATAAGTATTACGGCGTTAGTGTACAAGGTATGAGTTTCGGTATGGGATTGACTAAGGCTTTATCTGGTTTGCGTGTATATGACCCAGCTTCTCTTTCAGAAGTTCTTTATATTGCAACGTGGGCTGATGCAACCCGTCCAACACAAGAAGCGATTGATCGTGTGCTTGAAGATGATAACACTGATATTGAAAAGTTATTTGATGGGGTCATGAATGAATTAGCAACTGCAAACGCTACTAAGATCGCTGTAAAAAACCTTCAAGCCTAGATGAGAAACCATTAACCAGTGAGCAGGAATACCACAAAATACTGGTTAATTCGTTAGCTCATTTGGGCTTTCATAGTATTCGTGAAGTTGGAATGATGACCAGAAGTGAGTATGAATTGCGCATGGAGGTCTACCAACTCCAAGAATTAGATGCAGAAGAAAAGATAGCTAAGATTGCGTTCTACAACCAGCTGGCTCAGTCAACAACTGGTGGAAAGAATCCACGAGCTAAGTATGACAAGTTCGATAAACTCTTTAATCGTCAAGAACAAGAGTACAAGATACGCAAGTTCTTTGGCGATGAATATGCTGTTGTTGGAGCTGATGGTAGCAAGTCACCAGACCTCTTTGCTAAGCGTATGAAAGAGTTTGAACGACTTAAAAAAGCTGGAAGAATAGACAAGAACGCATGGAAGAGAGTTGTTAATAAAGGAGGCGGGCGATAATGGCTCAATCGTATAGCGTGCAGGCGGTATTGTCCGCTGTTGATAACGGCTTTACGTCAACATTCAATACTGCTACTAACACTGCTATGTCTATGGGCGAGAAGGTTAGTTCAAGCCTTAAAACTATTGGTAATGTAACTTCTATTGTGGGTGCTGCAACAACTGCTATGGGTGTTGCTGGGCTGAAAAGTTTTGGTCAATTCCAGCAATCATTGAACACGGCGGCGGTTGTTGCTGGTGGTACCTCTAAAGATATCCAAGGACTATCAGATGTTGCTAATAAAATGGGCGCTGATTTACCTATTAGTGCTCAACAGGCAGCAGACGCTATGACAGAAATGGCTCGGAATGGTGCTTCTGTTGGTCAAATCAAGGAACAGTTTCCAGCGATTGCACAGGCGGCAACTGCGGCTGGCTCTGATTTAACCACAACTGCAGGAGTTGTACAGCAAGCGATGAACATTTGGGGGAGTTCCCTTAAATCGCCACAACAAGCAGCAGAAATTCTTGTTCAGACAGCTAACATGTCTAATGCTTCTATTGAGGATATGCAACAGGCAATGGCTACTTTCTCTGGTACTGCTAAGCTTGCGAATATGAGTATGCAGGATTCCACCGAAGCTATTGGATCGCTGACTAATAAAGGGTTTAGTGCGGCACAAGCTTCACAAGACTTAAATCACGCCGTTCTTCAAATGTTAGCTCCTTCTAAACAAGCTAAAGGAGTGATGGACGAGCTTGGTATTAGTTTCACTGATGCGCAAGGAAAGATGAAGTCATTCCCACAAATTATTCAAGACTTGAATAAGTCAATGGACGGCTTAACAGACACCGAAAAGACGAAGAAACTCAAAGCAATGTTTGGCACTTCTGGTATGGCAGCAATTGCTCCATTGATGGACGCAATGAAGAACCATACTAACGATTCAACTAAGAGTTGGGACGCTTGGGCTAAGGCGGTTGATAAAGCTGCTGGAACTGGAAAAGCTTCTGAAAAGAGTTTAAAAGACCAAGCAAACGAAATGCAGAAGAACATTGGTGCTAAGGTCGAACAAGTCGGTGGTAACTGGGAAGCGTTGAGAAATACCTCATTGGCTTCTCATAATGCTATGAGTGGCGCCATGTTAGACCTTATTAACAAAACGCTATCGTGGGCTGATGCTTCTCATAGTGGATTTGCTAAGTTCATTCAAGGTGCTATTGGTTTAGCTCCTGTACTTGGTCCAGTGGTTACGGTAACAGGTCAATTCTTAGCTCACGCTGAACGACTTGGACGGGTTGCTGTTGCAGCAGGTAAAGGTATCTGGAACTTAGTCGCAAGATTTACACCATTACAAAAAATAGCGCCTAAAGCTAGTGCTGGAATGACCAAAACCGAGAATGCAACAAAGAAAGCTGGTAAATCTGCTAGTGAATCGTCAATAAACTTCTTACAATTAGCAACTGCAATTCTTGAAATAGGGGCAGGTATTGGATTGGCAACTGCAGGTATGGCAGCTCTTGTTCTTGCAACAGCTCAATTAGCTAAACAGGGTTGGGCTGGAGCAGGGGCAATGCTTGCTGTTACTGCTTCATTAAGCGCAATAATTGGAGTATTTGCATTAGCTGCTAAAGCAATTGGTTCAATTGGAATACAAGGTGCTATTGCATTTGCAGGCATGGCACTATTGATTGCTTCGTTTAGCTTGTTGGTAGCAGTAGTAACTCAATTTGCTTCTACGGGAACAGCAGGACTACAAGCAATCACAGCCATCACAATTGCTATTACGGCAATGACTGCTGTCTTTGCAATTGCTGGTCCAGCTTTAACGGCTGGTGCAGTTGGTATGCTTGCGTTTGGCGCAGCGGTGTTAATGGTTAGTGCTGGAGTTGCAATGATTAATCTATCGTTAGCGGTATTGATTAATGCTTTCTCACAATTGAGTGGAAGGATTTCCTCAATTGTTCCATTGTTTACGGCAATGGGTAAAGGAATAGCTTCAATGATTACTAGCTTCGTGCAACAAATCATGACTTCAATTCCAATGATCGCTAGTGCTGTTGCTAACTTATTAACTCAATTAGTAGTTCAGATTAGCCAGCACATTACAACCATTGCTAATGCTGTAATGCAGATGTTTGTTCAAATCTTAGCCGTAATCGCTCAAAATATGCCTGTGATTATGCAACAAGGGGTTCAGATCATTCAAGGCTTCTTGCAAGGTATTCTTCAAGGCTTACCAATGATTATGACCACGATTGGTCAAATTATTGTGGCATTCTTGAACACATTAGCAGCTCAACTACCGTTAATCATTCAAGCTGGAGTTAACCTTATTGTTGCCTTTATTGAAGGTATCGCACAAGGACTACCACAGATTATTCAAGCGGCAGTCGATTTGATTGGTAGTTTCATCTTAGGAATTACCAGTGCAATTCCTCAACTTGCTAATATTGCGGTTCAAGCAGTAATGCAATTCGTCTATGGAGTTGGTTACGCATTAGGTCAAGTTCTAGCTTCTGGTAGTAAGTTAATTCAAATGTTTATCAAGGGTGTTATGAATGGGCTAAGTGGCTCACGTAATGCCGGTTCCAAGAATGCAAACAGTGTTAAGAATGGAATGAAAGGCGTTAGTTTAATCAGTGAAGGGGTCAACTTAATCGCTGGGTTTATTCAAGGGATAAATTCAAAGATTGGTGACGTTATGGCAGCCGCTGGCAGAATTGCTAATGCTGCTAAGAACAAGATTAAATCAGCCTTATCAATTCATTCACCATCACGTGTTATGCGTAATGAGGTTGGTATCTATATTCCTGCTGGTCTTGCATTAGGTATGTTAGATAATATCAGCGCTGTTACTAATGCAGCTACTCAATTATCCGAAGCAGCTACCGTTACTGTTCCAGAAATTGATACTAATAACTTCTCACGTTCGTTGACTGCACTTAATTCTCAAATGGATAGCTCAGGAATTAGCGTAAATGGTCGTTTGTCTGCAAATAATACATTTAACGCCAACTCACGTTCATTTGAAGATCAAGTAACTGCTTTAATTGCACAAGCAGTTAATAAACTTGATAACGTTGATCAGCACCCAGAAATTACGTTTGATACTGCTTCAAAGTTAAATAGAAAATTCAATGAATGGAATGTCGCAAACTGGCAATCTGCTAAGGGGTGAGAGTTTTTGATACAAGTATTTTCTAAGAGAAAAGATAAACCAGTTCAATACGGATTTGTTGACTTGGGAGGCACTCCTTTGCCCAATGAAGTTGACCATCCGACTGTTGAATTTTCTACAAGTCCAGACGGAGTTAATTGGACTAGTGCTTATGATGTGCCAAGCATGAAAAAGGTTTATTGCTATTCTTCACCTAATGTTCCAGTGGCAAAGAAAACAAATCAGACTAAAAAGATTGGCTTTCAAGATGGAGAAAGAATTGTCTCAACCAGTTTTGATTCTAGAGAGTTAAAGTTCAAACTCGTTTACAAAGGTGTTAGCCAAACGGACGCTATGTTAGCTTTTGAAGCAGCACAGCGTTTTTTAGTTAGTCGTGAAGCTTATTGGATAACTTTTGCTGATTGGTTGGGTCGTATGTACTACGGCACGGCGGTCATGGGTGATCCAGAATTTTCAGTTAATGACTGGACTTGTGAAGTCACTTTTACTGATTTGATGGGCTTAAGTCGTTCAATTGGAACTTCTTTAAGTCCTGTCGAAGATGAATGGGGAGTTAACAATAACGTTCCTAATAACGGCGACTATCCGCCTTATACATTTAAAGAAAATAAGTTCAGTGTATATAACCTTTCCGATATTTATATTGACCCAGAACGGCAAGGACACCAGTTAAGAATTGTTGCCAAGGGTACAGCTGGAGATAATTTTCAAATTAAAAATTTAACAACTGGAGATTACATTAAACGTCCAAAGGGGTTTAGTGGTACATGGGAATTAAATGGCGTTAATCCTACTTTGAACAATGAAGGCGATTTATTAAATATTACTGGAACACATGGCGGAGTCATTACTTTGAACAACGGTAAGAATGATTTTCAAATTGATGATTTCTCTGGAGAAATTAGCTTTGATTTTCCTTTCTGGAGGTTATCATGAGATCTGATTATAAAGTAATTTACATTGAAGATAAGGACGGGAAACACGCTTATCGCTATGATTTTAACGATATTCGAAATTCTTTCAAAAGGAATATCAAAGTTGGCTCTAATTATGAATTTACGTTAACCATTACTTATAGCGAACAGTTCAAAGAAGCTTATTACGCTACTAAGGGTAAATGTGGAGTCTGGTACGATGGTCAATTCTATAATGTTCAAAGTATGAAGCCGGGTATTGATGAACATGGTTATCTTACAAAAGAAATTAAATGTACTCATACGATTATTGACTGCCTAAAAAACATTCGTATTGATGACCCAGAGCCAACCGAAGATAATCCAACAATTACTGGTGGTAATTCTAGTGGTTCATCTAATCAAACTAACAACCAACCTCAAGCTGGAGTAACAGTTACAAAAACATCTGAAAAAGAAACCTATTCGTTAGAATCTTGCCTACACAAGTTTATTGATAACAACGATCAAGGGGTAAAGTTCGAAATTCATGGTGTTTTTCCATCGTTATCAGTTCAGCAAAAAGGTTCTCTCTATGACTGGATAACACAGAATTTCAAAGCCTTTGGTGCTTATTGGGTTCCCGATGGTTTGACGCTAAAGGTTTATGATTTAGCTAGCCTAACTCACAAAACAGACAGAGCATTTCGGTATATGTCTAATATGACTGGAGCGAACGTTGACTATAATTTTGAAGATATGGTTAACGATTGCTGGTGCTATGGTGGAAAGATGAAAAAAGACATTACAACCGTATCTGATAGTACAGATGGCGGTGGCGGTAATCTTGATAATGTTGAAGAATTCGCCAAATCACCGATTAATGCTAATTTTGGCGTTAATAAAGAAACTATGATTAATGACTTTGCCAACCGTTCACAACGTGTTCATGCGTGGGGTGTAGATGTTAACCGTCTATATGATACGGTTAAGAATGCTGGAGTAAGCCCTGAATGGTTCTTTGCATATGAATTACAGGAACAAGGATATGGTTGGGGCTGGTTGAACCACACATATAAACATGGTGATGCTTATAGTGACGCTGTATCCGTATGTAACTGGATTAAAGAATGTTCAGTTAGCGATACTATTAAACCTGCTTGGAGTGCTCCAGAAGGTTCAATGCCTCCAAATCAAGCGTTGGCTGACAAGTGGAACAAAGAATTTGGTAAAGGCTCGATTGGTCGTGTCTATCTACAAGGTACTGCGGCGGCTGTATGGGACTTAGCAGGAGTAACACCTAATCCAGCAATTGGGAAGCCTATTACTGGATGTTTTAACACTATAAAAAAATGGGGCGGTCATACTCAGCAAGCTGGTGGAGGCAGTTGGGGTTGGCCGTTTCCTAGTGTTGATGAAGGTAAATTTACAGCAGAGCAAAAATTTGGTTCTGGTTCTGGTTGGATTCGGCCAGGTCTTGGGACAGACTTTCATGATGGCTTGGACTTTGGTTCAGTAGATCATCCGGGAGATCAAGTGCATGCTATTCATGACGGTACATGTACGGTAAGTCGAGCATTTGGTAGTGGAGGAATTGGTTATTATTGTGTGATTCAAGATTCTTCTGGATTAAACGTTGAGTACCAAGAAGCTTTTAGCTCCCCTGATAATATTTTTGTTAACGTGGGGCAAAAAGTGAAAACGGGTGACGTAATTGGTAAACGAGACACTAGTCATCTTCATATTGGAATTACGAGAATGAACATTCAAAAGGCTTTTGAACATGCAGGTAAAAACGATGGCACGTGGTTAGATCCATTACAAGTTATCAAGAATGGCGGGGCTGGTGATAGTGGTTCTAGTTCATCAAGTAGTAGTCAACCTACTTCTTCAACAACATCGGAAGAGTATTACTCACTTGTCTTCCATTATGAAGATCAAGAAAGTATTAAGCAGTACGGTCGACATCGTGGCAAGCCGATTGTTGAAGACAGTATCTATGACATGGATACCTTAAAACAATATGTTGAAAATACCGTCCAGCATATGCCAGCAACTGTTCTTACAATTGATGGAGCACATATGGACGGCATACAAGCAGGCGATCAGATTAAGCTTATAGCTCCAGAATTACAGTTAGATGTTGATGTTGTTCTGATGGGTATTGAAGGACCAGATGAAGATTTAACGGGAGAATCGACAGATGGTGTAACACTAATGTTTAATAACACTGGTGACGCCATGCGAGACGTTAATTCGGCTATTTGGAAGGATGTTTCTGTTATTAACAACAACCTTAATCCGTTGAATATTTATGGTGCTACTGGTCAACGTCAAGAGAACCACTTCGACAATCAGAGTAACCAGAAAGATACTTCAAACCAAGATAATACGAAGTACAGTCAAAAACAGATTGATGAGATAGCAGCAGTTACAAGAGGAGAGAAGGCGAGATACGATGGCTGATGAGCAAACAGTGACTAAGCCAAGTGATGATTTAAGCTATATTGATTCGCATGTATTGGTTAAGTGCAGAGATACGGAAACAAACGTACCCGGTAAGGGCTGTTCTGACGATAATGGAGCAACAAACACTGTGGTAGTTACCACCGATGGCTTGATGTTTCATCAAAAAGATGCTCAAAAAATTACTCGCTGTCTAACATTTGAAAAACTTAAGTTCAAGTCGCCTAATGGGATGGCTTTTTATTTATCCGTCAGTGATGATGGGCAACCCGTATTCACGAAAGTAGGTGATAGTCAATGAGCGAGTTTAAGCTACCTCACGTGGAGGATTTAGCCACCAACTCGAAATTGCCAGGTCAGTTAACAGAGAATTTTAAGGCGATTGAGCAAGAAGATATTGACATCAGAAAATTAATTAACGACAAACACGATGACCTATCAAAGCAATTAACACAACTTAATCAACGACTAGATGAATTAATGAATGGAGGTGCGATGTAGTGAGCGAACTTTTCTTACCAAAGGACTATACAAGTGAAGATGTGCCGGTCAACGAGAATAATCCCGACATCATCTACCTTGACTTATATAAGCCACGAACGGTGTACTACAACATGCGTTCAACTTTTAACGGTCGTCAGCTTGATAAAGACGTACCATTAAAAGTTCAGCTTGGCTATGGTCACAAACCGCTTAATCTAAATAACATCAAAGATATTCGTTTTACTGCTGCTAAACCCGATGGGACAGGGGTACAAACGATTGGTGAATATAAAGTCTTTAACTCGATTACAGGGTTAGTCTATGTCACGATTCCAGCCGCTACTTTTTCGGTACCTGGTATGCTCTACTTTAACTTGCAAGTCATTACTAATGATGAGCAGTTGCTTTCAAGTAATACCTGTTATTTTGAAGTGGAAGCCAGTTTCGCTCGTGCTGTTTTCAATGCAGGTAATTACGATACAGAAATTGAAGCAGCTAAGAAGCAAGTGCTGGAAAATATTAAGAAGTTTAACAGCGATGTTAACAGTCGCCTTGAATCAGCTAATGCGTTAGCACAAGGAATTGAAAACTCTAATCGTGTTCTAGCCCAAGCCGTTGACGATAATGCAAATGCTATCCGAGCAGGTCTAGCACCTACTAACGGCGGAGCAAACGTCTTTACAGGGCCGAATACATTTCAGCAGTTGCTTACACTAGCGGCAGGGTTAAACCTTACCAGTCCGTTAACGGTTGATGGCACTGCAATCAATTTGCCAGAGATGTTGCAAAAGCTAACAGATGCAATTGATAAGTTAGCCCATATTTTTGATGGAAAACAGATTGGTGCTGATGCTGACTTTAATAATTTGCCAAACGGCATTAGCTTGCTTTATGTAACGGATGAAACAGTCGCTAAGGGTCATAATTTCCCTATTCTCGATAATAGTAAGGATAATCCAAACATCAGTATGTTCGGGCTATTACTTCAAGCGGGGAACAGCAAAGGAATGCACCCAGTCGCTTTCCAAATTTACTTTAATATCAGCGGTTCAACTGATCCATCGATTTATATGCGTCAAAAAGCTGGCAGTAATAACGGTGGCTGGGGTGACTGGTCAACGTGGGCTGTAAACAAATAGTAGGAGGTAAATAATGCGAGTAACAATTGATTTAATGAAGAAGTCAACGCAAATCATCGACTTGTCAAATGTGATCAATCCACGTGTCGGAGATGATGACTTACAATTACCATTACACATTGGCTATGGTGATAACCTGTTTGATATGCGGGGGAAAGACGTTGAATTTCTTTCTAATGATCCAAATAAGAAGAATATCTATATCGCTGGGACGTGCAATACCAACACACCTGGCGATAATTTGTACATGGGTGATTTAACTTTCCGTTTTCCTGCTGGTACTTTCCAAGCAGACGGGACTTATGATCCAGACAAGACAATGTTCCGCATTGCCGATAAAGAGACGCAAAAAGTTATCTCATCAGTTAACGTCAAGATTACCGTTATGAGGAATGCAATTGAGTTTGACTTCGACCCCGATAAGACGTCCTATGATAGCCGTTTAGAGAACATGCTTCATGATTTTCATGACAAAGGTCAGGCCATGCTTGATGAGATCAAGGACTTAAACAATCAAGCGAAGTCAAACGTTTCTGGTGATACCGCAACTACGGCAAATGAAGCTAAAAAACAAGCTGATCAGAATGCTGGTGATATTAGCGATTTAAAGGGTGAAGTTGCTGGTGCTCGTGGGCGCTTTGCCAACATGGCCGGTCGTGAAGATGCGCAAGATGCAGCAATTAATCAGAAGGAAAGTATTGCTAATGCAAATGCTAATTATGCAGCATTGCAACAGAAGAATACTCAACAAGATAGTGCGCTTGCTCAGAAGGCTGGTAAATTCGAACTGGAAGATAAGCTTGCTCAAATGAACTTACAACCCGAAATGTACGCTGATCTTAATGCTGTGAATGCTGCTTATCCAAACGGAACAACAAAATTCATCGCAACTGATGATGGTTATCTTGCTTTATATCGTAACAATCAGTGGGTTAAAGGTCCTGTTTTCCAATCATCTGGTTTAGCGGATGGCATAGTACATACTCGCAATACAAACTTTGCAGTGCATCAGGTTGATGTTTTCAAAGGAAAAGATACATTAATTGGTATATATAATGTCACTAATAACGCTATTGTTTATCAAAATGCTAGTGTTAATAAGCATTATGGTGATTTTACCTGCTTTAAGTTTAAGACCAATCCTAATGAACATACTTATACCGTCTCAGGTACAGACTTTAATATCTTTGGCTCAACCGAAGATGGGACGCTAGCTTGGTCTGATAATAATGTCGATGGAGTTAATGGACCATATACTTTCACCGTTCCAGGTAACGTTGTCTGGGTATATGTAAATTTCTTAACAGCAAATTATGATAAGTACCATTGCTTTGTCGGAGATGTTCATTTTGACGAGACAGGACGCTTTTTATTAGATGCACCACTCGCAAGCCCTATTTCAGATGGAATTGTCACACCAGAAACAACAACCTTTATTGAAGGACGCTCAAATTTATTTGACGCTTTTAATTCAATGAATGGTATATATAATATTGCGAATGGCAAAATTGCCTTTCAAAATGCTAGTATTAATAAGCATTATGGTGATTTTACTTGCTTTAAGTTTAAGGTCAATCCTAATGAACATACCTACACTGTTTCAGATACAGACTTTAATATCTTTGGCTCAACCGAAGATGGGACGTTGGCTTGGTCTGATAATAATGTTGACGGAGTGACTGGACCATACACTTTCACTGTCCCAGATAATGTCGTTTGGGTTTATGTAACTTTCTTAACTAAACGCATAAAAGGTTACAAAGCAGTCGTTGGTAAGGATTTAGGTCAAGTTGGTTATCGATTATCTGATAAGATAGAAGTGCCTAATAAGGGAGCTTTACAAGTTCATGTTGGCAAGGGCTATCAGTATGAGCATTTAATTGATGCAGTTAATAGCATCAATCCTGATAAAGATAATGTTTATACGATTTACCTTCATGATACTTCCAATGATTATACTGGAACTACATTTGATCTATTAGAAGAGTTGGGTGATAGTAGTTACCTCGCAACAATTGAAGATTCAAAGGATAATTCACAAGGCTTTGGCATTCCAGCTTATGTTAATTTAGTCGGAATTGGGAAGGTTACTCTTATAGCAGAATTACCTAGCAACGTAACACTCAATCAGAGTGCTAACTTCTCAACAATTGAATTGAAACAAGGTAACAATAAGCTCTCTAACTTAACGATTAAAATAAAAAACGGTCGTTATGCAGTTCATGATGAATCGCGTGACAAATATCCGAATGCTTATCATATTTTTAAAAACGTTAAGTTTGTACATGAAGGCAATGTTAGTGGCTTGTGGCAAGCACCTCATGCTTATGCAGCAGGAACGAGTGGTGGAAGCCGCTATTCTTATACCAACTGCATTTTCGATGCGACAGAATCCGGTGGTTATCCATTCGATCTGCATAATTACGCTCCACAAGAAGGCGTTACCGTTGAAGCCGATGGAGTACAACTCTTATCAAATAAGAATCAGCAGTATGTAATGCGTTTTGGATTCAACGGCTATTCACCTTTGACAACTGATCAAGTTAAGTATGCAGCTTGCTTTAACGATGTTTTCTTAAAGAACGTTTTAGGCGTAGGATCAGTTTTAGTAGAGCCAGAAGATAGTAGTTATAGTTGTACTAACAATTACCGCATTCATAATTTTACAAACTTGAATTTGGACATAAAAAATAATCAGATTAAAGCTTAGTTAACAAACATAGTCGCCGTTGAAATACACAGTACATAAATAAGCCTCACTCAAACGAGCGGGGCTTTTATTATGGGCGGCTATTGAAAGGAGATAAAAATGAACTGGCAGATAGGAATATTAAACGCTGCTTTATTTGCTTCTTTATCTGGCTGTTGTATTCAAGCAGCATTAACCCATAATTGGAAACTTATTAATCTTTTCTATTGGGGTTCAGTTCTTCTTATTTTTGTTCTTGCATCAATTTTAGGAGGTATTTCATGAATGATTAACAACTTACGTCACAATTACCTGTGGCTAATATCAGCACTAGAAACGTATGGACTAGCAGCTTATTTTATCAAAACTCATAGTACAGGCAACTTTACTCCTCCACCAAATAGCGTGCTGGATATGCTAGATGATCCGCCTTTCATCTTTTTGCTAGGTGTAGTTGGAACAATTGCGCTAGTCTATTCGTTATGGAACGTACAACATTTTCACTATAAGACGATAATGACAGCTTCACTTACTTTTGTGTGGCTGTTATTTTTGTGTGGATTTGTTATCCACGATCAAATGAGAGGGGTTCTGCTAAGTATTCCTAGCATGTATTCGTTCTTTACATTATTTCGTATTGTTTTAACGGTAATTCTGAAAGGGTGAGGCGAGGTGAGCGATCAAGTACTAGCAACCTTAATCACGACTATTGGCTCGATTATCGTTGCTTGGATAACTGCTCACCAGCGAAGTCAACCAACGGAAGCCGACAGATTAAGGGAGCAGAACAGAAAACTAAAAGAGAAAATAAAGGAGGAAAAACAACATGAAAACACTAAACGACATTATTAACTGGATTATTCAATCAGGGCTACTTGTGTGGCTCTTTTATTTTGGCTTTGCGGTTGGTAAGCCTTTTATTGAAAGTAAGATTAAGCATGCTAAAACAACGCAAGAGCAAGCCTTATGGGAATTAGCTTTGCAACTAGCAATGACTGCTGTTAATTCTCGGGTTGGCAAGAATATTTCTGGTCAAGAAAAGTTTACGCAAGCAGTCGCAGAAGTTCAATCTTATCTAACAGCTAAAGGGCTTCACATTGACACGAAACAAATTCAATCAGCGGTTCAATCAGCCTATGAGAAGTCACCACTTACACCTAATGTTGACATTTCAAAGGAATCAGTGAAGCAAAAAGCGAAGACTGACGCTAAGAAGGTAGATAACGTCAACAACACACAACCCGTTGGCACGCTATAGGGAGGTAATAACTTATGACATTAAAAGTAGTAGATGTTTACTCTGGGTCTCCTCGTTCCTATGCACAGGCACCAGATGCCGATGCAGTTATTGTTAAGGTAACACAAGGTACAGGCTATATTAACCCGTTTGCAGATGTTGATTATCAAACAGCAAAGCGTAACGGTAAGCTGTTAGGAGCCTATCACTATGCAGGTGGTGGCGACCCTGTAGCAGAAGCTCAATATTATGTTAATAGCATCAAAGGCTATATAGGTGAAGCTATTCTTGGCTTGGACTGGGAGAAAGGACAAAATGCTTCATGGGGCGATACTACGTGGGCACGGCGCTTTGTTGATGAAGTCCATCGCTTGACCGGTGTATGGCCGATCATCTATGTTCAATTTTCAGCAGTTTATCAAGTCGCTAACTGTGCTAATACTTGTGGCCTGTGGGGTGCTGGTTATCCTTGGTACAACAACTCGTGGGATATTCCACCGTTCTTATTGAGTTATGGTTTTGCGCCTTGGAAGAACCTCACGGGTTGGCAGTTTACTGGTAACGCCAAAGACCGTTCAATCTTCTATCTTGATGCTACTGGTTGGCAAGCATTAGCAAAGGGTGACGGCGCTGTTACACATGTTGCTCAACCCGAAACCAAGCCAGCAGATAACAAGGTAGTTGACGCACCAGTTCAAACAACATGGAAAGACACGTTAGGCGTAACTTGGCACGCAGAAAACGGCAAGTTCACTGTTGGTGCTGGTAACCAGCTTCACTTGCGGTGGGGAGCAACTCCATCAAGCTCTGTGATTGCTGTGCTTAACGCCGACGATGTCGTTAAGTATGATGCATACGCACGGACTAACGGCTTTGTTTATGTTCGTCAACCACGCGGCAACGGTCAATATGGATATGTTGCTGTTCGTGATGCTAATACTAATGAAGCATTTGGTAAATTTGAATAA